TCATTAAAGAAGAATTAAGATTCTCAGTGATATAGATACATTTAGTATCATTATCACAAACACCAGAAGCTAATGACCCATCGCTTCTAGCAAGAGTAGAGGAAGTTGGAGGTACTAGCAATATCCTCCAACTTACCCCGTTAATATTAAGCATTGAGGTTTAACTGCGCGATCTTATTGGTCAGGCTAGTCATTTTCTTCTCTAGAACTTGACGCTCTTCTGGAGAAGCTCCATCAATCATTTCTACGATGTCCTCAGAGAGTTCCTGCATATATTTTTCTAATTCCTTAACCTTTTCTGTCTTATCTTTATGGAGTTGTTTAGATTCCATATACATACGACGAGTTACTGGACTGCGGCCTTCGCGAGAATCGCGAATATCAATCTCGCGTCCACGTTCAGGATAATAAGGATAGCTCTCCCAATCTTCATCGCGATCGCGCTTTTTCCATGGATAACGGCCATCTGGACCTTCATAATACATTCTTCCATATACTTTATCCATATCTCTATGGTGATGATGGCTCTTTTCTTTAGTTTCGTCCTCTTCGGCTTCTTCCATTGCCTTGACAATAGAGCAGTAATATTTAGCCTGCTCAAGGTCTTTAATCATATCAATAGCCTGACCTAATTCTTCAGTATCTACTGTATCAAGATGACTTAACTGTGCCTGAACACAGCCCATCAAGACTTCTTCCATATGATTTAGTCGTTCCATAAATTAAGCCACCCTTTCAACAATTAGATTAGCGTTTTGAACGCTTACTGGAATAGCAGAAATATTTCTTACGCTTATTTTTCCACAGCATCCACGTGGGATATCAATAAAAATAGCGCCAAAAATATTGCCATAAGTGCTAACTGCGGTTGGCGTATAAATCATGGTAGTGGTATTGATAGGTTCACCATCAATAGCAATAGCTAATGAAATTGGTCCAGCAGTACCATCTGCGGGAACCGCAATATTACCTCCAAAGGACACGCGAAAACGCGCACGACACTGGCAATTAGTCAAACCTCTTAAAGTTACTTGACCACTACCGCTACGATGAACGGTAGAAGAGTTGCCTGCGATAGCAACATTTGTGAATAAAACATCTTGATTAGCCGCGACTGTTTGCACAGCATTAGCGGTAATTTCCATAATACAAATCCTCCTTGTTTTTAATATAAGGGGAGATTACTCTCCCCTTATAGGTTAATTTAGGCAGTTAAGCCGCAACCATAAGCTGCGGTCCCGCAGTTGCAGTATGGGTTTGCAACCACATAAGCGGGAACGGGTGCCTTAGTGCCGAGCTGGCTGACCAGATAATTGTTCTGAGCTTGCTGAGATGCAGCAAGTCGGAGAGCCTGGTTTTCACTCTGGAGATCAGAGATTTTCTCCTGGCAGAGATAATCAAGGATAGCACGAGTGCCAGCATTCTGACTGTCGATAATGTCACGGGTGTGATTTGCCATAGAGGTCTGGATAGCGCAAGTATTAGTTGCCATATTATAGTTAATATCAGCAAAACCACGTTCCATAGCGCGACCATTCTCGCAGCAGCAATCAGAAATCTCACGAGCAATACTATTCTGACCAATAGTATTATCATAACGAGCCTGATTGATAGCATTTTCAACCTGGCATACACCCTGTTGTGCAGCAAAACGATTAGCTACAATATCAGAAGTTAAACCGTTAGCAAGTTGAGCAGTCTGATAGCCGAGAGAGCATACTGCATTATTAACACCTGCAAAATTATTTAACATTCCAGTATTCATTGCGTAGAAACCATCGCAAAGACCTTGCTGTACGCCACGAATACTATTTTGTAAACCATTCATATCAAAACCATAAGC